ATATCTCTTACAAGTGCGTAACAATCCATTTGCTCAAAAGGAGTGCCGATATAATCTGCTAATCTCATGCGCGATACCCACTTCCTAAGCCCATAAACCCACCAAAACGCTTACTATTATTTCGTGCTCTACAGTCACTTAGTGTTTTATTGCATGTGTTTAGATCACCTGTATAACCGCAACGTCCATCTTTAAATTTGAATGAGCAGAAATTGGCATACATTTTTCTAGGTGGATAGGTCTTATTAAAAAGCGATTCTGTTCCAAGATTGAACGTAGCAGCTTTATTATCAGTGCTAAAGTCCGTTAACTGAAAATAATCCGTTAAGACTGCTTCACTTAGATCATTAGTATTGAGAACGTAAACCGTACATGTAATACCATTCCCATCGATGCCGTTTTGTTTCAAGTAGGCATCGTATGCCATAACGTACCCAGACATTGCCCTTGAGGTATTATCTAAGAGAATTTGAAAATTTGGAGTTTCACCTTTTCCTGCGCTGATCTCTCCAACTTCAAAAGGAAACGCAATGTATTCATTTCCTTTAAATATCACGTTCTCGCTATTGTTGACAACATAAATTGTTGGAGTTGATGGTATATTAATCTCTAAAGCAACGAGAAGAACGCTATCAGTTCCAAGAGCGTTAAGGTCTGCGATGGTTGTTAGTTTCATCTTAGACCTCTCGTAACTCTACAGTAGTACTGCATCTTCCTGCACTCACAGGCTTAGCTTTTAGCTCATCCATAGCGAAGATCACCGTATAGCTTTTCGTAAGATCGATCGGGTGGGTAAAGGTAAAATTTAATCCTTGGTTTGCTTCAAAAAATGCCTCCAAGATGGCATAATCTTCGTTTTTAATAGCCGAGTAATTGAGCGTAAATGATTTTTTTGCTTTGGTATAACGAGGGCGGGACATTGTATATCCCGCTTCGCTCTCTGAACGGAGCGCTCCTTTTTTTGTTGTGATCTCACCATCGAAAATAAAACGTGGGATACTTGGATAAATAGCCATTATTGTTTACCTGCCAATAGGTCTCTTGAGCCATATCTATTTTTAGAGATACCGCTAATCCATAACTGCATAATTTCACCTTCTGCATCCATAGTCTTTTTAGTATTGGTGACTTCCATAGGTGTTCCACTTTGGTTAATGATCTGTATTTTCATATTGCCACCGCCTAGTGCGGTTGATATATTTCCACCTACGCTACCACCTTCTGCATAACCTTTTCTTCGAGTCACCTCAAGCGCTGAAACAAGTGGTTTATTTTGTTTAACCATCCATTGAGGGATGACATACTCACCACCATGTACGATACCTTTAGGCTCATATTTACCACCGTCTCCAGTGTAACCACCTGCTGCAAAAGGGATATATCCTCCATCGTATGCTTTAAAAAGAGAACTTCCAGCGCTTGCAATTCCTGAAGTTATACTGCTTACTAAAGGCTGTATAACCATAGTTTTCATGATGGACATGTATATGTCATTCATAATATTTTTGGAGAGATTTCTAAAGTCCATGAAATTGTCACTTTGTGTATCGAAAAAATTCTCAAAGCTATTGTTCATGCTGTTAGATACATCTTCCATAATGGTGACTATCTGCTCTCCATAAGACAGTGTATTAGCTACAACTCGTTCTTTATAAATCTCAAATGCCTCAGACGCTGTTGTAACACTCTGTAGTCTTATGGTTGAAAAGGCATTGCTTTTTGCAATAGCTTTTTCTTCAGCTGCTATAATCTTGTCAATTTGCTCCGTCGAAAAATTATCTCTCTCAAGCTCAAGACGTAACTTTTCGATCTTCATTTGTGCTGCAAGAGCATAATCGCCTATTGCTTCATAGTAACGCTCATTTTGCTCTAGCTGTTTTTGGAGTGCTGTTCGGCTATAGTCTTTTTCAGCAACACTATACATTTGGTTTTTTTGGCTTGGTGTTAGGTTCGTTTTATCAAGCTCTTCTTTATACCTTTTAAGCTGTATCTCACCTGCTTTTACTTCATTGCCAATAGCTTTGTAATACTCCAAAAGAGCATCTTCTTGTTTCTTAAGAGTCTCTTTTTGTCCATCAGTTTGAATGCGATCGATAGCAGCTATAAAATCTTTTTCCAGTGCCATTTTTTGATCGTTGCTAAGTTTATGCTCATCGAGGAACTTTTGGTATTTGTATGCTTCTTGTAAAACCTCTTGATCTACTTTTTCTTTTGTAGCAGTTTTATTAAGATCAGCTATATAATCGTAATAATCTTCATCTAGCTTTTTACGATCTTTAGTAATCTGTGCATTATCTAAGTATGTCTTTTTTTCTGCGGAGAGAAGTTTTTGTAATTGCGCTTCAGTTAAAGTTGTATTTTTTATGCGGATTTCTGCCTCTTTTGAAGCCCAAGCAGTCGATAAATCCCCTATGCTTTTATAGTAATCTTCATAAGCTTTTAAAGACTCAATAGTTTGTTTTTTAGAGTCATCATCACTAAGTGTTGCAGACCCACCAAATTTCAATTTTCCAGAGGATGATGAAGCATTATCTGCCATTTTACGAAGTTGCTCAGCTTGGATTTTGTAAGCCTCAATGCGTTGTCCTGTTTTTTCAAATACTTCTTGATACTTCTGTTCATACGCTTCAGCAGTTTTAAGCATTCCTTCTTGTGATTTTGCTTTTTCTGTATTTTCTTTAGCAATATTTTCCCAATACTTAGTATTAGCCTCTGCTTGTGCTTGAATATCTTGAGAACTTTCATACGTTGCATAAGCTAGAGAGCCCAGTACCGTTGCACCCAATACATAAGGATTTGCTTTAGCTGCTACGTTGAATGCAAGTTGAGCTACCGTGGCGCTTTTAAGAGCGGTATTCATAGCTGAGATAACGGTTGTCGTAGTGGCAATACCTGTTGCGATCATCCCACCTGCTTTAAAAGCAGCATATCCAACGATTAGATTATCTAGGATATCCCTTGTCTCATAAAGCCCTTCACCAATCTTTTTACCATTTGTATAGATAGCCATTAATGCATTTGAAAATTCGCCTGAAATCTGGTCAGAATTTTTTGTTAATAACGCGCTTATATCAGTTAAATCTGTTTTTAATGCATTAAATAAGTTTTCGCCTGCTTTTTGCCTTACTGAGTCAAATCCATCTTTTAAGTTAGAAGTTACCCCTGTCCAGTTGGACGCCATCTGTGCCCCAGCAACTTTAAAATCTTGTAATTTAGTCATTAAGAAGCTGTATGTATCGCCAAGTTTGATGTGTTGTGCTATTTGTTCATTTGTAATGCCAAGATTTCTAGCAACTTGAGAATTCATGTCTATTTGACCTGAAAGAACTGAACGCATCTCTTGGGCAAGCTGATTCATTGGCATACCCATTGCTGCGGCTGCTTGGGTCATAAGTGTAGTATATTCAACAGTTTGCTCTAGTGTCCAGTTAAGCTTGAGTGCTGGTCCTACAGCTGCTTGAAAAGCATCTGTTAATTCAGCAAGAGTCGCAGGAGTTTCAATATTTGCTTTTCTTAATAGTTCCACAACATTCGCGGATTCTTTCTGCGCAAGAGAGAACTTCTCTTGTACTGAAATGGTTTTACCTAGTGAAGTTTCATTTTGTGCATTAACCGCAATAAGAGCAGATATACCTGTACGCATAGATTCAAATTGTGAATTAATATCTATCATGCCTTTAACAAGCGTAATAGCACCATAAGTAGCAAGAATACCTTGTACTGTTTCTAAAGGTGCAACAACACTTTTAGCACTTTTTTCAATAGAAGAAAGGGTCTCATTTATCCCACTAAGTCCCTTACTTGCTTCTCTTGCTTTTTGTTTTAGCTTGTCAGTAGAAGCACTAGCATCATCGAACCCTTTTGCACTTAAAACAGAAGAAATTAATATGCGGATTTTAGATTCTGCGTCCATTGTTATTTTCCCTTATTTGCCTTTGCTCCCATATAGCTCAAGATGTCATAGACTTCTAAAGCATCCAGTTCTGCTCTTTCACACCAAAGCTTAGTAATCTCAAAGTTTATGGTGTACCCATATTCACTTGCTCCACTTGCACGTAGAAATAGAGAGCCGATAAAGCTCTCGTATTCATCTTCTAAAATTGCGACGCCTCTTTCTCTATAAAGAGCCAGTGCCTTTGCATCAAGCCCATCCGATGAAGGTGGGAGTTCGCCGTTTTTGGCTACTTGCTCTGCCCATCTTCCGAGGCGTTCAACTTTTTTTTATCATCCTCTTTAATTTGTTGGTTAATCTCATCAAAAATCTCTGAATATGTAACTGCTTGATTTACCATGTAGGTTAGCAATGCTTGTTTTTGGTCATTTTCCTCAATAGCTACATTAAAACGTTCTTTACACATTTTCTCAATAAGCTCGTAAGATTTTAAGTAGTCAGGGCGAACAAGGGACATACGATTTTTTTTAAGTTCAGCAAGTTTAGACACAAGATTTTTGTTTTCCCAAAGAAGAGTTAGTCTATCTTTTAAAGAAATATCTTCCAACTTTAAAAGCGCTAAATTGGTTTCTAAAGAACCTTCTTTTTCTGAAATATCAATTGATAACGCTGTAATTTCTTTTTCTAACGTACTCGCCGTTTCAATTAAATCGGTGTGCTCTTTTGCTATAAGGTCAATCTTTTTTTGCTGTTCTGCATTTAAACGATTAACAACAATACAAAAAGATTGCTCACCAATTTTAATAGTTACCGCATGTCTAATTTTAATCATCGCTTAGTCCTTAGTGTGTGAAATGATAAAGTTTAAAGTTGTCATCGCCATTGGTTGCTACTGCGTTGTATTCTCGCTGAATGACATAAATTCCGTCGCTATTTTCATAATCTGGTTGTTTAGAAATTTTTGCTTTCGGGATAGTAAGTCTCCAAATAATATTTCCTGCTGTATCTTTTAAGTCGCATACGAATGCCATACTAACACCGATGGCAAGTTCATCGAAGCCATCGCTTCCTGCATTTTCCAAACGAGTTTTAAGCGTAAGTTTTGGCGAGAAGTCAGAGAGATGGAACTCACCAACATTAGTGAATTTCTCTTGGTTGATAGTATTTCCCATATCAAATTCAAATTCACTCATATTGATCTCAACACCATTAATGCTCAGACCTCCCATACGGCGAATAAGCATAAGCTCATCTCCCGCAACATCGGTAATCGTTTGAGGAGCTACTACCTGCCCAACATAACTGCCCTGTATGCTAAATGTACATGTGATCTTATCTCCGACCTTACCGCTCATTTTAAAGCTGCTCTTCGCACCTTGATATTTGAACTTTCGATCAGGCATAACGATATCGAGGCTTGCCGTTGTGGCTGAATGTGTTTCAGGCGTAAAGACATATCCAACAAAAGGTTCAGTTACTGCTGTCTTTTTGAGATTACAAATCTCAAACAACGTTTCGTAATACTCAAGACTCTTGTATAATGAGGTTGTAATATCAAGCTTACCCACCGCCCAGTCAGCAAGAACAACGTTATCTTTCATGCCACCATAAAAGCTAAAATTTGGGATTTCCACTGTATCCATCTCTGCATTAGGCAAAACGGCACTTTCAATCTTTACCACTTTCGTTGGGACTTGATATGTACCTGCAACGGTTTCTTTATCTATAAGTACACTAGATCTAGCCAATACTCTCATCTTAGTTCCCTTCTTTTTTATTTGTTTTATTCAAAATAATCTGCTCTAGCGTTAAAAACGCATCCGCTCCCATCCATGCTGCAACACCAGCTATCGCCACACTCACGTTTTCGCTATGAAAATAGTAGAAAGCGATTTGAAACGTAACGTATGCAGCGAACATACTGGTTAAAATACCAATCGCCAAACCTCTTAATCTCTCTGTTCTGCTCACAGGGGCTTTGTTCTTTGCAAAGTAACCTAAGATGCCACCCACTAGGGCTATAAATAAAAACCATGCCCAAAAGGTCAATTTTTCATTATTCATCGATCGCTCCACATTTACGTGCAACGTCTCGTGCGATATCTGCATCACTAGAAGCGTTTGCCACATCTACAGTTACACTACCACTAGGTACAGACTTAGCGGGTAGCGTTAAGTTGCACTTTGTTGGAACAGCGTAAGGCGTTGGTTTCTCAAGATAGACGGTCTCAGGCTTTGCGCTGCATCCATGAAAGGCAAGGACAAGCGCACCGATAAAACCGTATGCAAAGAAAGAAAGCAAGCCATAGCACACAACCTTTGCGATTGGTTGAAGTGTACGTTTAACGGTTTGCATGGTAAACCTCCATCGTCTGTTTAATGTCGTTTAATTGAGCCTCGCAGGTCGCATTAGCGTCGAGCGGTGGTCTTTTGTATATCTTAATAATTGCAGGCACTCGTGTTGCGAGATCATCTTGTGCCTTTTTAAGATCGATCTTGTTTTTTTCCACTTCTCGCGTTTGCGTATCTAAGGCAGAAGAGAGCGTCACATTTTGTGATCTACACCCAAAAAGCTTTGATTTTTCACTAGTTAAACTAAGGTTTAATTTGTCGATAGTATTTCCCCGTACATACAGGGTAAAACCTAAAAACACGATCACAAGCAAAAGTGCAAGCACCATGTATAAAAGTGTTTTAACCACTTTGGCTGCTGCATCTAAATTATCAAAGATCATCTTTACTCCTTAGTTTTCAAGCGATATAGTCGCTTCAAGAATGAAGTCGAGTACACGTATTTGTTTCTCTGCTAAGATAGCTGGGTAAGAGCGTATAAATACGATCTCATCACCTTGAATAAAGAGTTTCATAAACTCCTTAGTTAAGGCTTCAGCATCAAGCCCATCAGGCATAAAACGTGCAGTGATCGTTGCTTTATATTCACCTGCACTTAAACGCTCTCTACTGCCTACAAAGAGCTCACACTCTCTTTCTGTTTTAGTCATTTTTGAAGCGATAAGCCCTCTCACAGTAGATAGGGCGTCAGTTTCGTTGTACAGCATTACACAGCTCCAAAGCGAATTTTTCCACTTGCAGGGGTGGTTGTATTTCCTCTATTAACCGCTGCATCGGCACGGGCTTTCCAACTTTTTTGGAATTTTTCAATGTCAGAGGCAGAGGAATAAACCGTCTCATAGCCTGCAAAGTTATTCATACCCTTAGCCCACAATATGGGCGTTACATAGTAAATCGTTTGGCAGCATATCGCTTCTATCTCATCTGGCTCATTTGTAAATACCGTCCTTGAGAAATCTCTTATTGCAGTGTTAAGATGTGCGATAATCTCTTCATCTTTCACACCTCCAAGAGGGTGGAACGTTCTTACGGTTGGGATATCAACGACTGCTGCCATCTGTTTATGCCTCTACAATTGCGCCCATTTTTAAAAGACGCTCTAACTCTTCACCTTCAAAAAGACCTGTTACATCATCTTCAATTGAGTAGGTTTTCCCATTGTGCAAAAGAGGACGTTTTGTTTTAAATTGTTTAACTTCAGACAATTTCTGATCTTCTTTATTTGAGTTAAGATCAGGTGTTTGATCTGCACCACCATTCTTCTCTTTATCTTCAAGCTCAGTACCTTCATTCCCTTGAGGGAGTTGGTCTTCTTTTGTTGCATCAGGATTAGGTGTTTGATCTGCACCGCCATTCTTCTCTTGATCTTCAAGTCCAGCACCTTTATTCCCTTGAGGGAGTTGGGTTTCTTTTGTTGCATCAGGATTAGGTGTTTGATCTGCACCGCCATTCTTCTCTTGATCTTCAAGTCCAGCACCTTTATTCCCTTGAGGGAGTTGGGTTTCTTTGTTAGTCTCAGGAGCCGTAGGTGTGATTACTCTTTTATTATTCTTAGCCATCTGTTTTCCTTAGATAACGTCTTCGAGCAAGAACCCGACATCTTTTGCAACAATCAACTCTTTGATACTCTCAGCAGAGCGCATCAACATTGAACCATTAATGCCAAGACCAACTGGATTTGCACCAGCTTGTTTTGTGCCGTATTGCGCCGTAAAACCAAAGGTAACACCTTTTTGTGTATCTGCGAGAGCGTTAAGATAGGTTAGAGAAATACTATCTCCCCAAACACGTTGCATAACTGCAGCTTGCCCTTTTTTAGCCGTATTTAAACGACCCTCACCAATAAAGATATTGTCGAGTTCTAAGATTTCTGCCACACGAGACTTTAAAGCAATACCGCTATCCCCATTGTTACCTTGTGCCGCTTTTACCACTTTTGGATGCATTGCAAGTTTTGACCAAGCAGCCCGTCCAATCGTCATTGTATTTGGTCGAATAAGAGGTGTGTCTAGTGCCTCAACTAAAACTGCTAACGGGTCAGAGTTTGTATAGTCGCTAAATTTACTCGTACCTGTAAGCGTTAGTGTATTTGAGCTTGCATAACTAGCTGCATTAAAAACAAGTGCAGCAGTGCGCACTTCTCTTGCAAGCGCAACTAAATCTGTAACATACTCAATACCTTTACCCACCAAGTCGCTTCCCTCAGGAGCATTGTCAATGTCGTCATTGGAGATAGTGTCATCTAGACCATAATCAATCGTCATGCTCGTAACTTCACCACCGCCAAAATCAACCATATTCGGTGTACCTTTTTTAGGGAAAAGCGTGTCTTGTAGAGCAAAGCTATCGGCAACTGGGTACTCAATGTATTTAAACTCTTTTTTACCAACAGGGACACGGGGCAGAACTGAGTCCGCGATTAATTTTGTGTTGCGATATCCGATTGCAATTGCGGTAAGCACCGCAGAATAAGGGAATGGTTTATCCATCGTTAGCTCCTTTTATACTTTAGCTCTAGTTAATAACACAGAGATGATATCTCCTGCTACACCACTTTCTAATGGAAGACCAATGATCTTATCCCCTGCTGTAGATGCTGTTACGATCGTGCCATCAGTTTGCGCCTTAACATAACTATCAAGTGCAACACCTGCAGCTCCTACTTCAATCTCTACAATATCATCGTATTGCACATCAAGACTATCTCCCGCTTTGGCAGACCCTAAGCTCACGCCAAAAGGTAAAGAGGTAGCTGTTGGGTAGGCTACCTTTTTACCTGCGCCAACGGATACAACACGGTATTGCTTGACATCACTCGCCACCAAAAAAGCGACGATAGCACCATTTTTTTTCATTTTTGCTCCTTCGTAAGTTTTGCTACGGCATCAGAAATGCTCATAGTGCGTCCTTCTTTTGCTTCTTTAAGCACAAGCTCTTGAGCTGCTTTTGCGATGGCTATTGCATCATTAGTATCTACCTTATCAGGGGTAGTGCTTTGACCACTTTTTTTAATATCCGCCACAAGATCATCTTTTTCTTTGGTGACCTTTGCAAGATCGCCTCTTGTTTTCTCAAGCTCAGCTTTCAGAGTCTCTTTCTCTTTTAAGATAGGCTCTAATTCACTTTTGATAAATGAATTGATCTCTTCTTTTGTAATCGTCGTAGATTTTGCACTGACTGCTTTTTCAAAGGATTTAATAAACGTCTCAAATCCCTCTTTAATCGACTTAAGAATATTCCCATCCTCTTCGCTTAAAGCTTCAGTCTTTGCATCTCCTGCCATACTAAGACCCTTGATATCACCTTTTTCAATGGCTTGCTTAAGCTCAGGGTCTTCAACTTTAATAGCAACCGCCCATGCACCAACTGCATCAGGGAAGATTGGGTCGTTTGCTTTAACAATCCAACTTTCAGCAACATAAGCATTTACATTGTTAAAGTCATGCTGTTTGTCTACGTTGAGTGTATTACGCGCTTTCATAAATGCGTAAGCTGCTTTTTCAATCTCTTCAGCGTTTGCGATATCGCCTTGAGAGTCAACTTTTTCAGGCTCATAAACGATGCCGTAAACGATGCCTTTTTTTGTATCTTGCTTTACAAGCTGTACGATAACCTCATGTTTAGGCTCTTCCTCTTTACTTTTAAAAAGAATTGTTCGCCCATTTGCCCCTGCCTTAACGAGGGAGATGTGCGAGATCTGAATGTCGCTAAGTCTCCTTTTCGCTTTATCTGCCATGTGCATCCTTTT